GGTCAAGACCGCCGTAGCAAATACGTCCCTCCAGATCATCCTCGCTGACAGGAAAAGCACAGGCATCCCATTTCTCCATCGGCATCCATCTGACCGACTGCTTTACCCACTGATTGAGCCGCAGCTGCCGGAAGGAATTCTCCTCACCGGGATTCTGCTTTGCCGACTCACAGGCGGCTTTGACTTTGTCGATACCCACCGTAATACCGAGAGAGGGATTCGCTTTCTTCCATACTTGCGGATCAGTCCAGTCCTCAGACTCGTCTGCGCCGTAGATAACAGGATAGAATGTCTGGTCAATTTTTCGTCCGCTCATGATGTCGAGTGCTTTCTCATGCTGCTCATAGCAGATAGAATGGGTATCATTGCCCGCCGTGGTAATGAGGAAGAACAGCGGTTGCATCCTCGCATCGCCGGAACCCTTTGTCATGACGTCAAACAGCTTTCGGTTCGGCTGCGTGTGCAGCTCATCGAAGATGACACCGTGAGTATTGAAGCCATGCTTGTTCGCCACATCCGCAGACAGCACTTGATAAAAGCTGTGTGTCGGCAGATATTCAAGGCGTTTCTGTGAGCCGAGTATCTTAACGCGCTTTGAAAGAGCAGGGCAGAACCGCACCATATCGACAGCCACGTCAAAGACGATTTTTGCTTGGTTTCTGTCAGCGGCACAGCCGTAAACCTCCGCACGTTCCTCATCATCCCCGCAGGTGAGTAGGAGAGCAACAGCCGCCGCAAGTTCGGACTTGCCTTGTTTTTTTGGTATCTCGATGTATGCAGTGTTGAACTGCCGATAGCCGTTGTCTTTAACCACACCGAACAGGTCGCGGATGATCTGTTCCTGCCAGTCGATAAGTTCGAAGGGCTTTCCTGCCCATGTGCCTTTGGTGTGGCAGAGCTGCTCGATGAACAAGACGGCGCAGTCAGCGAGGTCTTTGTCATAGTGGGAGGTTTTCGCCATAAATCTGGTCGGTGTGTATTTCTTTAGTTTTCGTATTGCCAATGGCATCTCCTCCTTCCGAAAAGCATAAAAAAGAGCCGCATCGCTGCGACTTCAAAAATCTATCTGTACAAGAGACAGAGCCTTGCGGCTCGTCCCTCGGGTATTCTCTTTACCGTGTTTTACTGCTGCATCGCCCAGGCAATTGCGTGGCCGTCATCTTCAAATTCGATCTCGCTTGCCGCCCTCAGTCCGATAGTTCCTTCGCAGGAACGGTCATCGTCAAGGAACTCGTAAGTTGCTCCGAAGTAGCAGGGCTTGTTCTGCCCGTTGTAGTAGTATCCCGCAATGACTACCTTGTCTCCGAAGGTCAGCAGCTTGTTCCAGCGGCATTCGAGGTCTTCCGGCGTGGTGGGGTTCGGCAGTCTGTAGGTTCTCATTGCATCGTTAATTGTCATGTTCGTGTCCTCCGTTTTCTATGGTTTTCCCTTTCGGTATGTATATATATCACTCTAAAGCACATTATTATCAAGTTATTTCCGAGAAATATATGTACCGAAGATAAGGGGAAATCCTCGTTGGGAATTGTGTACTTTATTCCTCACCGCAGAGGATGAAATGCACATATTCCTTGCGGTTCTCTTCGAGGAAAAGCACCAGTTCGTAGAAGTCACACTCATAAGCGAGGCGTTGCACGGTGTTTACATCGAACATATTGGTAAGTCCCGTGTCCCGGATGGCGAGAATCTGTTCTTTAATCGTCTGCGTCATCGCTGCACACCTCCAATCCCTGTACCAGCTTGGCATAAATGGTGGTATAACGTTCGCATTCCGCACCTTCAGAGCCTGCGACAGCCCGCAGAAAGAAGTCGGCGGCCTCCTTTCGGGAATCCCACAGTTCCTCCTTGCCGTAGCAGACGGTTTTGACACTGTCCAGCTTTCGGCACGAATCCTCACCGTAAACTACGTTTAATCCACTGCCATTGTCCCATCTGACCATGACAGAAGCCGTATCGTCCACGCCAAGCACGGTGCCTTTTGTGCCGACTGGCGGAGCCTGCACATCGTCCATGTGGGTAAGCTCCACACGGCAGCCGACTGGGTACTGTTTGCGCACCCATTCTACGGTTTCTTTATTCGGAAATCTCATGGTCAGCACCTCCATTCTTGAAAGCCGAGGAGCCTGTGAGGTTCTTCAGCAGGATTTTTCTGTCCGCCTTGTACTCCGCACCGATGAAGCCCAGTCGTAGGAGAAAGCAGCGGAATGCGTACTTCTCGTTGTAGACTTCCTTTTCTGTTGCGGTCACACGCTTTGCCTCTTTTGACATTGCACACAGCTTGGCGATGAAGTTTGTGTAGGCAAGTGCCTCGTCCGGCTCGACTTCGGAGAACCACGGGAATGCGACCCTGTCCTCCAGTACCTCGATGCGAAGGTCATCCACACCGAGGGCTTTCTTTATCAGGCTACCCTTGGCGTCCAGCAGCTTGGTAAGGTTCCCGACATTCACCTTGTCGAGCGGAATCACCACCGTAAGCCCCGTGGTTTCGCCCTGTGGCGCGTTGTCGGCGGCTTCAGCGGTTCCTTCGGATACTTCTTCGGCTACGTTGTCTTCGCCGTCCTGCGCCTCGCATTCAAAACCTGCGGCGGCGATAGCATCAAGCACCTGCTCGACCTCCTCGCTGTCGGCACGGTCATCGAATTTGAGTGTGCCGTCCTTGGTGACCGTGAAGTAGTCAATCTCGTAATTGCAGGTTGGCATGAATTTGTATTCTGCCTTCGCCCCTGTGGTATCGGAGATGACCTTGACCAGTTCCTTGCGCTTTGCGCCAGTTACGTTGTACATTACTTCCATTGTACATACCTCCTTGTTTTTGGTGTAGTGTATTAATCACTCTAAACGCCTGAAATATCAAGGAATATCAGCACATTTTGGGTGTAGAATAACAACCGTTTATCTGCCGGATAACTGGTCATAGTACACGATCCCTGCCAGCACGAAACAAACGCACGGAAGAGCCACGCCGTTGCCCCACAGCTTGTATTCCGCAGAGTCGGAATGCGGCTCTTTTAGCCACTTAATGATCTGAGCATCCGTTTTCGGTTTGGAGGAAGTTCCTACAACCTTGCGATGCGTTTCAAACACATCATGCCAGAAAGCCATATCCTCGTTGGTCGGCTCATTCGTGCCGAGACCATCGCACCACCAGTCGGGAAAGCCCTGGAGCCTTGCACATTCGGTAGGCGTGAGTCTGCGCACTATATAGTAGGGTTCCTCCGATACTGTCGGCGGATCCTTATAGTCCGTTGCAATCAGCGTGTTTGCTACATCTTCCTCAGCTTCTGTATGGTAGGAATTCTTGCTTGTGGTGTAAACGGGATGGGCAACAGCACCGGAACCTTTCGCCACCATCGTCGGCTCAACTTCCTCCCGTATGCAGATATCAAACTGTGCGTTTTTTCTCGCCTGTCGGCTCGGTCGGTGCTTCTCAGCCCGCAGCTGAGAGGTGTCCACCGGACACCCACACCCCATGTTATATGTGGCACGGTCAATGCCGTAGGCTTTTTCACAGACAAAGTTGGATTTTGGATTTCCCAGCTGCTGACTGGAAGGTCCTTTCGGACCGTCATTGGCAGATAATGTCGCGGCCTTTTCGCAAAAAGCTACTGCGTGTCTGTCTGCTGTATTCAGTGTAAAGGAAACATTTTCACTAACACCGCTGCCCTGAGGACCGTTCTTTTCGGCACGACCGATCATAGACCCCTGCACTGCCACAACAGCGATGCCGCCCTGATTGCAGGACGGATTACCGCCATTACCGTCAAGCGTCCGTGAGGTGTCCGCTTCATAAATTCCGCTGTGAGGATTGGCGGATTTCATGGCATTGGAATCCTTGGAGCAGATACCGTAAGCGATAGGAACGAATAGTGTCTGATCGTTATTGCAGCCGAGCGTGGCAGACTTGTTGTCCTGAATGAGAGCACCTTTGCCGCCGCCTTCGCAGCCGGAGCGGATTTTCAGCATCTTGGGCGTTTCAATCACAGCCACGCCGCCCTGATTTGAGTCGGGAGCATTACCGCCCGTATCCACAGTCCTTGCAGTATCCGTTGGATAGGCATGACCCCTTGAGACCTTCGTACCCTCCGAAGTAAAACGGACATCATAACATCCGGCATTTTCCACTACGAAAGGCTGATTGTTTCCTCCCGTACCGAAAGTTGAAAGTACGGTCTGTGCCACATCCAGGGGTCCGGTATATCTGGTGTCCTGTGAATGATTCTCGAACATGACCGCTGCCGGAACGACCTCCGCACGGAGTGTAGGAGATTTTTCTTTTTCATATCCGATGCTGCGGCTCTTGGCAGAGTGTTCGGTGCAGAAACCGGCGGACTCCATAACTACGGGAGGATGATGTGCTTCAGCTCGGAGCGTACTGGTTACATCCTCTGTGATATCCATACGCTCGCCACCCTGGTCGTTCAGACAGACTGTGCCTGTCTCTTCAATGCTTTTTCCAGCATAACAGGCAGCGTTTTGCCACGAGCGGAAGCCCTGCGGAGTATACCCAGACACGCCTTCTGACTCAAATAGTATTTTTCCGGCACTCCCGCCATCAAAATCTGCGACAAGGTAGATTCGTTTTCTGCGCTGGGGAACTCCCCAGTATTGCGCATCAAATACCCGCCATGCGACTGAGTAATCGTCTGCCAGGATTTCTCCTGCATTCGGCCACTTCTTAGGTCTAACAATATCAACTTTACCACCTTTGACTGAGCAGACTGCTTCGAGGACGGCTTTGAAATCGTCTCCCTTGTTGCTGCTGAATGCGCCTGGGACGTTCTCCCAGACGATGTATCTCGGATATTTTCCATCGGTTGCACACCTCATTTCTTTTACGATACGGACAGCCTCATAGAAGAGGTTGGAGCGGGAACCTTCAAGTCCGACTCTTTTGCCCGCTATGCTCATGTCCTGGCAAGGACTGCCGAAAGTAATGATGTCCACGGGAGCAAGCTCCGCTCCGTTCAAAGCGGATACATCGCCGTAGTGCTTCATGAATGGCAGTCGTTTCGTGGTAACACGAATAGGAAACGGCTCAATCTCCGAAGCCCACAAGGGAGCGATACCGGAAATCAAGCCGCCTAAAGGAAAACCGCCGGAGCCGTCAAAGAGACTGCCGAGCGTCAATTTATTCTGTTCCATCGGGTAGTTCCACCTCCTTCACAAGATCGGAGTAGGGTATCTGTTTCCCATCCCGCTCCACAAAAATATCCTCCGGCGCAATACCGTTCTCAACGGCTCTGCGAAGGATGACTGATGCGTATTTCTCATCCAGTTCCATCGAATAACACACACGGTTCATCTGCTCACAAGCCATGAGAGTGGAGCCGCTTCCGCCGAAAGTGTCAATTACGATGGCGTTCTCCTGCGTGGAGTTGCCGATTGGGTAGCCCAGCAGGTCGAGAGGTTTCGATGTCGGATGGTTTGCATTCCGCTTCGGCTTGGCGAAGTTCCATATTGTGGTCTGCTTGCGGTCGGAGTACCACGGGTGCTTGCCATTCTGCATGAAGCCGTAAAGAATCGGCTCGTGCTGCCATTGATAATCCGAGCGTCCAAGCACCAGAGA